CACGCCAAGGGCGAGCTCGGAGGCAAGCCGTTCCTGTTGCAGCCGTGGCAGCGTAACTACGTGCGAGCCTTGTTCGCTCAAGAGAATAACCGCAGGAAGGTGCGTACCAGCCTGCTTGCGTTGCCTCGCAAAATCGGGAAGAGCACGCTTGCTGCGGGAATAGCTTTGCGATGCTTGCTAGAGCCTGAGCCCGGTTGCGAAGTGTACTCCTGTGCTGCCTCAAGGGATCAGGCTCGGCTGGTATTCGATACCGCAAAGATCGCGGTTGAGCAGTCGCCAACACTGTCAGCGCAGTTGAAGGTCTACCGAAACGCCATAGTGCGAGAGTCAACGCACGCAACGTACAAGTCACTTTCCGCTGAGGCTGGATTGCAGCACGGGCTTTCGCCTCATGCCGTGGTTTTCGATGAGCTCCACGTAAGCAATCGGGAAATGTGGGAAGTCATGCTGTCAGGGCAGGGGGCAAGACGCAACCCGCTGACGGTTGCATTGACTACCGCAGGCTACGACAGAAAAAGCGTCTGCTGGGAAATCTGGAAATACGCGGAGGCCGTCGCAGCAGGGGCCGTCAAAGACGATACGTTTTTGCCGATGATATGGGCAGCAGATCCTGCTGCTGATTGGAAGCTAGAAAGCACGTGGGCATCCGCCAATCCCAACCTAGGCGTCTCGGTGCGGCTTGAGTTCCTCCGCAGCGAATGTGCTCGAGCGGTTGAGATGCCGACATACGAAAACACTTTCCGGCAGCTGTACTTGAACCAGTGGACAGAGCAAAGCACAAGGTGGCTGCGGATGGATCACTGGTCGCAGGGCGACAAGCCTTGCCCCGTGGATCTTGCGGGCCGAGAGTGCTGGGCTGGCCTGGACTTGGCCACGACGTTTGACACCACGGCCCTGGTGCTACTGTTCCCGTTGGACAATGGCACGTTTTGGATTGAGCCACACTTCTGGATTCCAAGCGAGAACGCCCACCAACGAGAGCGTCGAGATAAGGTGCCTTATCTGACGTGGCAGCGGCAGGGCTATCTGACGATGACTGATGGCAACGTCACTGACTTTGACAAGGTGCGGGCGGACATCAATGCGATAGCCAGCAAGTATCGCTTCAAAGCCTGCGGACTAGATCCGTGGAATAGCGCTCAACTTGGGCAGCAACTGCAAGGAGATGGCCTGCCCATGCGAGACTTTCGACAGGGCTACGGATCTTTATCCGCGCCTTCAAAGCAACTTGAAAACTTGTGCGTGGCCGGCAGGTTGATACACGGCGGGCATCCAGTGCTGTCGTGGCAAGCGTCCAACGTAGCGATTCAACAGGACAGCGCGGCAGGAAACATCAAACCGAGCAAAGCCAAGTCAACGGAACGCATTGACGGCATCGTTTCGCTCGTCATGGCTATTGGGTTGTGGCAGCAAGCAACTGCGCCGGCCCCTGAGCAACCCTGGGAAATCCACACGATATGATCGCCAACGCCGAGACGCCCGAGAAGTCCTACCGCATCATTGATCTGCGTGGCTCGTACGGCGACGGGTGGAGCGAGTCGCCTGCTCGAGGCCCGGCCGGGGTTCGCATCACGCCCGAGACGGCGCTGATGTGCTCGGCGGTGCTGGCCTGCGTGCGGCTGATTGCCGAGAACGTGGCAACGATTCCGCTGCATCTGTACCGGCGGCTGGCAGAGGGCGGTAAAGAGCGTGCCCGTGATCTGCCGCTGTATCGGATTCTTTCGCAGGCACCCAACGGCTGGCAGACTAGCTTTGAGTTCCGAGAAATGCTCACTGCTCACTGCCTACTGTACGGCAACGCCTACGCCGAGATCCGCAGCGGTTCCGCCGGGGCTGTGACTGAACTCTGGCCGCTGCACCCGTCACGCATGAAGGTGACGCAGCTGGAGGACGGCACGCTGCGGTATTGCTACCGGGAACAGAACGGCACTGAGTCGTACTACCGGCAAGATCAGATTTTCCACCTGCGATGGCTGAGCCAGGACGGCGTGACTGGCATGCTGCCAATCACGCTCTCGCGCGACGCTATCGCCCTGGCCCAAGCCCTTGAGGCTCACGGCGGCAGCTACTTCGGCAACGCCTGTCGTCTGTCGGGGCTCATGGAGAGCGACAACCCGATCACGGTTGAAACTGCCGAGCGTCTGCGTGAGCAGTTTGAAAGAATTCACAGGGGCGCTGACCGGGCTCATAGAACGGCCGTGCTGCCGCAGGGCGTGCATTGGAAAGACGTGCAGGCGAGCAACGAGGCGAGCCAGTTTCTAGAGACGCGGGCATATCAGACTGTTGAGATTTGCCGTGCGTACCGGGTGGACCCGTCGTACGTGCAAGACAAAACCAAAGTCGGCTACGCCTCGCAAGAGCAGGCCGCCATCGACTTGGTGCAGCAGACTTTGCTGCCGTGGTTCCGCCGTTGGGAATCCGCCATCACCCGCGACTTGGTGACGCAGGACGAGATTTATTTTGCTGAGTTCGATACCCGTGGCCTGCTGCGTGGCGACTTAGCCGCTCAGGGCGCGTGGCTGCAAACGATGCTGACCACCGGCATCTACAGCGTGAACGAGTGCCGCGAGGTTCTGAACATGAACCCGATTGGCCCCGAGGGCGATCAGCGGTACATGCAGATGAACTTGACCACGATGCAGGGCATCGCGGCAGATGCCGCCGTTGGCAACGCTGGCGAGCCCGCCCCGGCCGACAACCTGCCCGTTTCGTACACCGACGAACTACTCAACGGCGAGACGCCGCCGGAAGGTGCCGTTTATCCTGTCAGCCCTATGCCACGTTCACGCAAGCCACGCAAGAAGAAGTGACACCATGGACAACCTTGAACGCCGCTGCGTTGCTCTGCCGCTGAAGCTGGAAACCCGTGACGCCGGCAAGGCGTACATAGGGGGCTATGCGGCCAAGTACAACGTCCGCAGCACGATGCTAGGCACGTTCCGCGAGCAGATCATGCCGGGGGCGTTTACCCGCGCTCTCAAGGAGCAGGCGCACCCCGTCGTGGCGTTGTGGAACCATGACCCTAACTTCGTGCTGGGCTCAACCCGCAGCGGCACGCTGACGGTGGACACGGATGACGAGGGTATGCGGTACAGCGTCGAGGTGCCCGACACGCAGCTGGGCCGGGATCTTTCCACGCTCATCGCTCGAGGTGACGTGTGGGGCTCAAGCTTCGCGTTCGTTCTGGGCCGTGGTCCTGATTCGGAATCGTGGGACAAGGACGAGGACGGCGTTGCCCTTCGGACGGTTTACGAAGTAGAGGGCGTCTACGACGTTTCACCAGTTCTGACACCAGCGTATGAGCAGGCCACTACGGGCGTGGCGGTTCGCAGCTATGAGCGGTTCTTACAATCGCACCGACCGGCGCTGAAGCTGCCGGAACTTCGACGGGACGCGAAGACCGAGCAGCAGATTCGTAGGTTTTTGAGGCAGCATGGCCACAAAGTCGGGTGATGTTTGCCCCGAATGCCCTCAAGGGCGACTGGGCGTGTACGCGACCTGCGAGCGAGACGGTGTGTACACGAGATACTTGAGATGCGATCAGTGCAAGTGCACCTGCAAGCAAGTTCTCAAGTCTTGCGAAGTTCGCCGGCGTAGGTCAAAAGTTTCGCAAAGCACAGTCTCTTCTTTGGCGATTCGCTTGCGGCTCAAACCAAAAACGAAGTTTGACGTGTTAATGCGGGATGACTTTTGCTGCGTGTACTGCGGCAGGAAGCCACCGGACGTGCAATTGCATGTTGATCACGTCGTTCCCGTGTCTCGCGGCGGGCTGAACGATCTCTCTAACCTTGCGACTGCTTGCGTTGAGTGCAACTTAGGCAAGGGCGTAAGAACCCCTTAGGTAATCGCCTTCTGCAAGGACTGCCCGGCCCGGCTCTAACGTGCGAATAGGTCATTACCTACCGCACACAGGAGCCACACACATGGCCGCCAGCAAGGTTAAGGAACTTCTTGACGAACTCGCCGCCACGCTTGCCGATCTCGGCATGCTCGATGAGGCAGGCGCTGCCGAAGAGACCGGCGAGAACACCGATGGCACGCCGGCGGATCGCTCCGCTGTCGAGGCCGTCGAGGCCCGTCAGGCGAAGTACGACGAGCTTCTGGCCAAGGCTGAGCGGATCAAGTCGGCTATCGCCAAGGAAGAGGCCCGCGAGGCGAAGAAGCTCGAGCTGCTGAAGACGCTGAACCGTGCGGCCCCGGCCGTCGAGGTTTCCAAGCCCCGCATCGAAGCGATCAGCACCCGTGGCTATAAGCCCGGAGTGTTTGAGTCACCCGAAGTGGCGCACCGCTGCGGCATGTGGCTCAAGGCGCACTTCGGTGATCGTCAGGCCCGGCAGTGGTGCTCGGACCACCTCGGCACTGAGTACCGCGACATGGGCGGCCAGGTGAACAGCCT